TTTGACTAGAAAGAATTTGTTTAAAAGCAAAGAGATAAAAGCTATTGAAGATCAAGTAAGAGAAGAAAAAGTAAAACTGATAGTTAAATTAACTCAAAGAAGAGAGCTGCTTGGTAAAACAGCAGAAGAGTACGCTGGTAATCGGTCAAACGATTATATCATTTACGAATCTTTCTATAAAGACGAAGAGTTTAAAACTAAACTATTCTCGATGGAAGATTTCGAGGAAATGACTTACGAGAACCTTATAGAATATATCTTATTCTATAACGAATACATGAAAGAGTTTGCGGAGATAAATTTGCAAAAGATTACGCTTCTTGACTTCTTTCATTTATACTTTTTAGTTTTAGATTATCCAACAGAATTCTTTGGTAAACCAATGGTAGATTTAACCGATTTCCAAACAAGAATGATATTGTACGGAAAGATATTTAAGAATATTTTTGAGAGTGTAGAGCATATACCAGATAACGTTAGGCAAAATCCTGAAGCTCTTCTTCAGTATAACGATAAGTCTAAAGCGAAGAAGAACTTTGAATCTAAAACTAAACAGAATGATGACGCTTCTGCTTCTATGGTATTTGGAGCTTCTAAAGAAGAAATCGCTGAAATGGGCGGTTCTGGAAAGTCTCTTAATCAGATAATGAAAGAGAAGAAAGTTTTGAATATGGACGAGCTTATGAAATTACATGGCGATGCTTAACTTTTGGGTGTAAAATACTCAAAAGGTTAAAGGATGGCAAAAGCAATTCCAATTCCAGTAGTACAGGTCGGCTTTGAACAGTCTATTGAAGCGGGCAAAAGAGCCGCTGGGACTATTAATCTGCCTGTAAGCATTGATCCATCGGCATTTAAGAATCTTAATCAACCGCTTGGAAAGATTACTGGATTAGCGACAGAATTTGAAAAATCTATTGCAGCTTCTAATGCGCGTGTATTGGCATTCGGCGCTTCTGTTGGTATTCTTAACGCAGTATCGCAAGCTTTCAAAAGCATTCTAGATAATGGTATTGCGGTAGAAAAAGCTTTAGGAGACATTGGAGCTGTAAGCGGACAATCAGCTGCTCAATTAAGCCAATTGGGAGACGCTTTATTTAATGTCGCAAAAAATACTAGCCAATCTTTTGGTACGGCAGCTAAAGCCGCTTTGGAATTTTCTCGCCAAGGTTTAAGTGTTGAGGAGACAGTTAAGAGAACCAACGACGCTTTAACTTTAACGAGATTCACTTCACTTAGTGCAGCAGACGCAGTGGATACTCTTACTGCTGCGGTTAATTCTTTTTCTGGAGCAGGTCTAACAACAACGCAGATTCTTAATAAGTTAATTGCAGTTGACTCTGCGTTTGCCGTGTCTGCGGAAGATTTAGCAAACGGTTTAGCTAGAGCAGGTTCTATCGCTCAAGAAGTTGGCGTAACATTTGATGAATTAAATGGTTTAATCACTGTTGCCCAAGAAAAGACGGCTCGTGGCGGCTCTGTTATCGGTAACGCTTTAAAAACAATTTTTACTAGAATAAGAAGCGATGAAACTATAAATGCTTTAAGAGCGGTTGGAGTTGAGAGTTTAGATACTGCTGGAAATTTAAGAGATGTAGTTCCTATCTTAACTGATTTATCCGTAAAGCTAAAAGATTTATCTGGTGGCGAAAGAATTCAAATTTTAGAAGCGGTAGCTAGTAAATATAATATCAATATTTTATCTGCGCTTTTAGGAGATATAGGAAATGCGGAAAGTCAATTCAAAAAAGCAGTAGGAACAGGTCTTGGAGCTACTAATGAAGCTACTGCTAGACAAGTAGAATTAAATAAACTATTAGATGTAGCGTTAAACCAGGCATCTGTATCAGCGGGTGAATTAGCAAATAATCTTGCTAAAATTGGACTTAATGATAATTTAAAATCATTAGTTGGATATGTTAACTCTTTCCTTGATTCGATCAATAAACTTTTGTCATCTACTGATACAGGTGGCGACATTGCCAGAGGCATTATCAAAGGATTTTCTGACGTATTGTTTAAAGTAGGATTGCCGATTATTGCTGCAATCTTCGTTAAATTAACTAGAGATATTGCTGTATTCGGCGTAGAGTCTTTACAGACTATTCTTGGCATTAACCAAAAGGTTAAAGAAAGACAAGCTCTAGAACAAGCGGTGACAAATACTCTTATTTCAAATAAGAGCATAATGGATCAAATTTTGGCCGCAAGCGGAAACAGAGTAAAACAAGAAGAGCTTTTGTTGGGAGCTTATAACAAACAGATTCAAGCATTATCTGTTATTCAATCTATTTCGGCGTCTGTTACGCCAGCATTGCAAGGAGCTGGGTTAACGGCTACAGCTAGAGGAGTAACAAAAAAGGCTGCTGGAGGCTATCTTCCATCCCAAGAAGCGGCAGACGTTCGCCGTGGAGTTGGCGGTGCAAGCTCATCTTCTAAAGTAGTTTCTATTCCAAACTTCGCTTTTGGCGGCGGTAAAAAAGGAACAATGATCGCTAATACTAGCGAATATGTTGTGCCTAATTTTGCCAACGGAGGTTCGGCAATCTTTAATCAAGACATGGTTAAGGCTTATGGACTTCCTGCTGGTGCAAAAAAAATTGGCGCAGCTGGAGGATATGTTCCTAATTTTGCTAAATACGTTTACGATTCAGATAGAATTCCTGCCGATAAGAATGCGACATTAAAAGCTATCTTAGCTTCTTCTGCAAAAAAGAATCTTCTTATTGCTCCTGCTGGCGCTGGTAAATCTACTCTTGCCGCTGGAATGGGAAAATTCTTAACTGGTGCTGGTGATGTTGCAAACGCCACAGAAATAGATATTCTTTCTGGGGCTGGACGAACAAAAGATGGTGGATTGTCTAAAAACTTAGAGTCTATAATGGCCGCAGTAAACGCGAGCGGTGGCAAAGTATCTTATCTTTATACAAAGAATTTTGATATTCTTTCAAGAAGAGCTGGAAGAACAGATCCATCAGAAGGCGATTTAAGAAGTAAAAAACAACTTGCGGGGACAAATTACGCTCCATTAAATCAATTTGATTTCATGGGGATGTTGAAATCAAGATCAAGTTCTTTTCAAATGATGAGAGGAGCAGAAGGATTTGTTCCTAATTTTGCAGATCTAAATGATACTGAGCGTTTCGCCGCTTTGATCGGAAAGAAAAGTGGAAGTGATAGCGGTTTATTAAACAGATACTCTCTTTGGGCATCTCAGGATGCGCAAGGAAAAGTACAAATAAGTGATGCTGCTAGACCAGCATCGGCAGATGAGAGGGATGGAAAATTAATTAAATTTAACGCTTATGGAGTTCCATCAAAAAGCGATAAACAGTTAACCGACGTAAAAGAGCAGCTAAGTGAATACGGAAAAAATAGCGCAGTTCAATTAGCTCAGAACATGACAAGTCAGGCATTGCCAAGCGACTTCGTACAAGGCAAATTGGCTGCTACTTTTAATCCCGGTTCGTTGTCCTCTTTTGCTGGAACTATTTTTGAAGCTAGTGTTGGCGCTTTATTGGGTGATAAGAGTTTCAAAGATTACAGCGAGCAAGCTGTTACTTCAGCGTTTGACTTAGATATTAGATCTAATCAAAATATTAAAAGGGATTTCAAAATACCAAATAATGTTGACTTTTTGGAAGTTAAAGGCTCCGACAGTCCGCCGTTAATAAAGAGTATCGCAAAAAAAATATATCAAGTTACAGAATTAAATAGAGCTGCTGTTTCTAAAAGAAAAATAGGTAATACCGAATTAAAACAATTAGGTATGCAAAGACCGTTATCGGATCTAGATAAATTAATTGTTATAGAAAATGGAAAAACAAATCAATTTAGTTCTAGAAAAGAATTAGAAGATTACGTTTCTTCAAAATATACAAAAAATGTTGGAAATTCAACTGTAGCTGGTAGCCCAAAGTTTAGCGAAAATGTATGGCCGTCAATAGGACCAAGAACCAAAAGAGGAGCTACTGGTTATATTCCAAACTTCGCTCAAGGTGGTCCATTAGAAGACGCCATTCAAAGAGAAATGGCCGCTGGATTAGACCCAAGCCAAATCCGCGTAACAAAAGATGGTAGATTAAAAAATTCCCGCAATCCAGATGGATTTGCAGTAATTAATACAAGAGACGAGCCAGATGGTAAGGTTCCAAATTTTGCTGTCAGAGCGCCAGCTGGAGCTATTGACGCTTCTGGTAAAAATATAGGAGGAAGATTCATATCTCAAGCGAATGCGTCTTCGTATCAAGAACCTATTGGGCCGCAAAGACCTCAAGAAGATTTAGAGGGAAAAACCTTACTAACTACTAATAAATTACTAGCAGCATTTTCTCTTTTAACTATAACGACGCAAACACTGCAAAATACAGTAGGTAGAACTAATGAAGGTTTTGGAAAAGTATTGACAACAATAAGTCAAGTTGGCGCTGGTGCGGCGTCTGGTGGATTCGCTGGTAGTATAGCTAAAGACGCCTTGGGATCAAGGCTTTCAACTTTAGGTTCTTTTGGAAAAGGCGTACTTAAAAATCTACCTCTTGTTGGAGCTTTAGCTGGAGGAGCTTTTGAAGCTTACAGCTCCTACCAACAAGGAAAAGAACAAGAGAAGCAGAATGTTTTAGCTGGCGCTTCGGAAGCTGCAAATAAAAAATTAACGAAAATACAAGAAACAAGCGTTTCCCCAGAAGAAACACAATCCAGAATTGCGGAAGAGATAAGAAAAACGCAAAATAAAATTGGAGGAAATGAGCAAGTAGATATCGGATACGCGATAAATCGTTATCAAGCGGAAGTGCAAACCGCAAAAGATCCAGAAAGCAGAGCTAAAGCGGAAAAAAATTTACAAGAATCCAAAAAGAAACTAAGCGAGCTTAACAGTCCAGAAGCGGAATTAAAGTTAAAGAAAGAGTTAGAAACTTTAGAAGCTGCTTTGGCTAAACTAAAAGAGGATCAAGCAAACGCTGCGGACAGAGAAGGCAAACTTAGAAAAAAAGCCGAAGAAGATATAGTAAAGCGGGTTGCGTTAACTACTCAACTAAATAGTTTAACAGAAGCTTTTGAAACTGGTCAAGATAGAGCGTTAATTCAAAGAGCCAAAAGAGAAGCTGATTTTATCAAAAATGCAGCAACCCTAAACCAATACCAAAGACAAGAGCAAGCCAATAGGTTAGAGTTATTATCTATAGATGATAAAATTAGTGATTCAAAAAAATCAATATTAGAAAGCACTGTAAAAGAATTAGCAAAAGCATCTTTAGGAACAGTAGAGCAAGAGGCTTTGGATAATTTAAGAAAAACGATAGAATCTGGAAAAGAAAATTTAAATATAGAAGAAGAGTTAACAAAATTAAAGATAGATAACAATTCTCAAGCTGGTATCACTATTAAAAATGCCTTGACACAAGAAAGAATACAAGAAAATTCGCTAATAGCCGAAAAAGAGGCTTTGAAAATAAAACAACAGATCAAAAAAGAAGAGCAGGAGAGAAACGAGGTTAATAGAATTGCTTTGCAAACAATAAATGATAGAGTTAGCGCCGAAAAACAATTACGCGACACAAGAACATCAGGAGGAAGAGCGATCGAAGACGTTAGATTACAAACTGATGCTATAGCGTTACAGAATCAAATCTCAAAACAACCTTTTGCTACAAGAGAGCAAGAAGCGCAACTTGCAAGAATTAACGCTAAAATAGCAGAGCAAACAGAAATAAGATCTATAGATAGAGCACAACAAGATGCTCAAATTAGTTCTTTTGATGGATTAAAATCATCTTACGCGGAACAAGTAAAATCTCTTGGGTTTTTAACCGACGCCCAACAAAAAGAAATACAGAGCAAAGTGGCGTCAGCCAAAACAGCTGAAGATTTACAAAAAGCCTTTAATAGTTCATCTTTTCTTACTTTTGAGTCTCAAGACCAAAACGATCAGTATTATGCAGGATTAGAAAAAATTAATGCTGCTACAGCTTTAAGCATCGAGCAATTAAAAAACGCAAACCAATTAAGAGACATTCAAATAAAGCAGTTGGCGGAAAGAAATACTTATGAACTAGCTCTTATCAATTTAAGAGAAAAATCTCCAGCTCAAGCTGGGGCAATAAGAGCGATCACAGATATTAATAAAGAAGCCAGCTCTTTTGCAGAAACATTTTCCTACAACACTACTATTGGATTTAGAGATGGATTAAGAGATGCGTTAAGCGCAGCCGTAAGCGGAACAGACGATTTGCGCGGAGCCTTGCAAGGTGTTGCCCAAGGATTCTTAAAAACAATGCAGCAAGCATTTTTACAGAACGCTTCTAATAATGTTTTAAGCGGCTTGTCCAAAGCTTTACCAAGCTTTTTCCAAATGCCTGTGACAAAATCTCAAGGAGGCTATATTCAAAAGTTTGCTAGCGGCGGTTTTGTTACTGGAGGTTCTGGGATTCGTGATGACGTTCCTGCAATGCTGAGTTCAGGCGAATACGTTATGCGTAAATCTGCCGTTCAAAAGTACGGGGCAGAGAATATGGCGAAAATGAATAACGGCGGCATCTTTTTGCCCGGCGTTCGTGGAGGATCGGAAATTTCTGGATACGATCAATTATCTAAATTCGCAAACCAAACAACAACAAGCGGCGCTACTGACGTTTTAAGAGGAAGCAAATCAGCAGCATTCGCTAACCTTGAAGATCAAAGCGCAAGACTTTCTAGATTTGGATTGATGAACGAAGATACAATCAAAGGAGAAATTACAAGCGCTCAACAACAAGGTTTGGATATTATGGCTCAAAGAGAAGCTTACAGAACGCAGCAAAGAAAGGCTATGCAGCAACAAATAGTTGGAACTGTAGCAGCCGCCGCTTTGTCTTATGGAGCTGGAAAATTAGGATCAATGGGAGCTAATAAAGTGTCAGCCCAAGGAATAAAATCTTCTGGCGTAGCGTCTATGTCTTCAAAATTAGGAATTTACGGTGGAGCTGGGCCTATGTCTTTGGGGTCTTTTACGTCCAGCGTTCAACCCAAATTCTCTCCTTTAAGAAACGCTTACGGCGGAATGATTCGCGGATTTAGCAACGGCGGCGGACCAACAGACGATATTCCAGCTCTTTTAATGGGCGGTGAATACGTTATGGACCGCGCAACTGTTCGCAAATACGGCAAACAGTATCTCGACTCAATGAATACTGGCCGCGCTAGATTCGCAGAAGGTGGATACGCTGGCGCAGAAACAGAAACAACAACAGAATCAAATGATTCAAAAGCTAAAGTTAACGCAGCAACAGGAACAGCAGTTAACATTAGCATAAATGTTTCTGGCAGTAGTTCATCTACTGAGTCACAAGGTCAAACATCACAAGGTGGCGTAGATTATAAGAAGATGGGCGAACGGATTAAGGCTGTAGTGCTTGAAACCATTAACGAAGAAAAACGTTTAGGGGGAGCACTCAGAAGTAGATAATGAGCAAAAATTCATCAGTCTCTAATTACGATAATAGTTTATACATTAGCGGCCATAAGATATTTGGCGTTAATAGTGTTAATTTTGGCTACTCTCTTCCAGTTGATCATATCAATGTAATTGGGTATTCAAAGTTTAAAACATTTACTTCTAATCCGCCGCAATCAACATTAAGCGTTCAAAAGTATTTGTCGCCTTCTGATTTCTTTTTAAATTTTACTGGATTAACTCCTGTAAGCGGAAATGTAAATTATAACGGAAAGAATTTTGGCTTTGAGTCTGCTTATTTGTCATCGTATTCTGTTGCTTGTTCTGTTGGTAATTTCCCAAATCTTAGCGCAAGTTTTTCTATATTTGGACAAGTTGGTTCTGGAGTTGGATCAACTGGAGCCTCAGAAACTGGCAAACTATCAGTTATCAGACCAAACGATATTACTATAGAGTGTGACGGTAGCGGCACTAATAGAATTGAATCATTTACTTATTCAGTAGAATGCAAAAGAGAACCTTACTATCATCCAACTGGCAGTTTGCCAACTGAAGTATCTACTATAAAGCCTTTTAAAGTTAATGCGGAATTTACTATTGCAGTAGATGACTATCAATCAAAAAGAGTTCTTGATTATATAGTTGACTCTAATAAGCGCCGAATTAAAATAAATGTAGGATCATTAGCCTCATTTACAATGGAGAATATGGAATTAATTAGTGAATCATTAAACTCATCCGCAACTGATGATTTAGTGATAACTCTTAGTTATCAAGGATTTATCTAATGTCTTTCTTTTACGATAGAGATCAAAACGTAACTGGCTCTATTCCAGCGTCGTTGGCGTTCACGCCTTCTTATGGAATGTCTGTTAGTTTTTCTGCTGAATTAGCGTCTTATACTACAACGGATAACTATATGCACGTTATGCCAAAAGGCTTAAACCATTTGCAAATGGAAATGAATATGCCGTTTGAAAATAGAAAGCAAGAAGATGCGCGCAAGATTGCTGGCTATTTTGAATCGTTAAATGGAACTGGATATTTTCAATATACTGACGCGGCTCAAATATATAAGCCGATCAATATGTTCTGTTCAAATATAGATAATTCTTTTAATGAGAATGATCTTCATACAGTTAATGTTTCTTTGAGTTCGGACCAATCATCAAGTTTATTAAATTGGTCTGCGCCATTTATTACAGGAAGTTCTTTAAAAGGAAATTACTCTACTGGAGTAGCGTATAGTAAATATGACGTTGTTAGAAACACAGGAGTTAATGCTAACAATATGTATGATTCTTTTTACTATGTTACAGGAGACATTTCCACAGGACAAAATACAGGAATAAGTGATTCAAGATTTAGCAAAGAGTTCTTTTTTCAGCCAACTTATCCTACACAAACAACAAAAGAAACTTCAGTGGTGAAAACCGAAATGCCGTACTCGTTTACGAAAAGAACTGATTTCGGGCTTCATGCTAATGTTTTAAAATCATTGAAATTAGATTTCAAAGGTGTATCTGACGCTGAAGCAAGATGTATTCTTCACTTCTTGATTGGCAAACAAGGATTCAGAAAGTTCCAATATAAATTTCCAAAGATATACAACCAGAACAAATTCTTTTACGCTCCTGAATGGAGTCATACTTTTGTTTATAAAAACGTTAATGATATTTCGGTTTCAATGATAGAAGATCCATTAGGAGCAAGAAAGGTTTACTAATGAGAAAACTAATTTCATACGAAATGCAGGAAATGTTTGTTGGTTCAGAAGGAGCTTTTGAACCATCAAAAAATACTGGACAATACATTTCTCGTTTAGACTTTATCCAAAATTACGGATTTAACTTTAACGTAAATCGTCAGCCTTTAAAACAAATTGGATCGTCCGCTTTTGCCTCTCGTGAAAGCCAACTTGCACCAGATGTTTCTTTAAGTCTGAGTTATCTTCTTAATGATGGATGGAATGAAAAGCATTTAGGGTTAGATGTATCTAATTCGTCTTACTCAAATCCACTATCAACAGTATTTTCTAGTACAGGAGATAGAAACTTTTACGTTTTGATAGCGCAAGATCAGAGAAAAGATGCTTTAGCGGCAACAAGCGCAGACGGATTTAATGTGCTGGGAATAGGCAACGCTTTTATTGGCTCTTATTCTATGCAAGTTGCGGTAAATAACTTAGCTACAGTATCATGCGAATTTGTTGGAGCTAATGCCTCAATATCTAATTACTCTGCTGAAAATTATCTTCCTTCGGTAAATACAGCATCATCTGGTCAAGCTGCAACAGGAAAGTTTGGAATAGATTTTTACGATAACTCAAGATCAAGCAGAGTTGCCACAGGATTCAAAGGAATCTTTGATAATGGATGCTA